TTCGCTGGTTGGACGGCTTACTATCCTCCAAGCGAACATAGCGAATATCATAGATTTAGAACGACTTATTACATTCCACTAGACACAATAGATGAAAGAACTAAAAGCGACGGCGTACCTTATCGAGAATGGGCAGATAAAGGGTTAATCAAGATAATAGATTCGAATGTCATAGAATTAGACGTAATTCAAAAAGATTTAATAGAATTTCACGAAAACAACAATGTCAAGCGAATTGGCGTCGATCCGTGGAACGGTAGGGAGTTTGTCAGCAATTTAGCAGAATTTGGCATAGATGTAGGGTTTTATTATCAAAGTATGTCTAAAATGAGTGAACCTACTAAAAAAATGGAGCGGCTTATGTTGAAGAAAGTTTGTGACATTGGTAATGACCCCATAAAGCGATGGAATTATAAGAATGTCGAACTCGATATAAATAGTACGGGGGAATATAAACCAAGCAAAGGGAACTCAACCGAAAAAATAGACGGCGTGATAATGGACATCATAGCTCTAGGTGTTACGCTTGAACATGAAGAGGAGAAAAAAAGCGTGTACGAAAGTCGGGGCATCCGATCTGTATAGTAAAAATAATCCAAAAAAGCAAATTTTTAATAATACAATAGCTTATTTAAAATTAGTCTAAATAAAGAATTATATTTGTAGTTAACGCACTATGAATGACTTTATAAATGGCTATTCTGTTCAGTAGATTTGGCAAACAATCAATAAATACGGGCGGATCTATTCCGTTGGCTAGGTCTCAATCTATCGAGAATCCTAATACTTCATTTAATTCATTTTTTCAAAGTTCTACACAGTTTGGACGTGCTTCTAGCACTGGAGACGGTGTAACATTCGATAGGGCTATGCAATTAAGCGTAGTTTTTTCTATTATACGTGTGATTTCCGAAGATATAGCGAGTCTATCGTATAACATTATCCAAAACAACGACGGCGAAAACCTAATAGATAGAGATTTTTATCTAAATAGGCTTATCAATATGCCTAACAACTTAATGAGCGGTTTCCACTTTCGAGAAGCGATGGCAATGAATGTAGTCGGTCAAGGGAACGCATACGCACGAATACACTTTGATAATAGCGGTAGAGCGTCAGAGCTTGAAAAGTTTGATAATTCAGACGTAAGTGTAGAGGTAACACGTATAAACGGGCGTAATCAAATCTTTTACCATATAAACGGCGATAGAATTCCTTTAATGGGTTACGAAGTTTTGCACTATAAAGGCTTATCTACTGATGGCTTAATTGGGTTATCTCCAATATCCATACTTCGCAATACAATAGGTGAAAATATAAGCGCACAAGAATTTTCACAAGAGTTTTACGATGGCGGCGCTAGACTTTCGGGCGTCCTAGAAGCAGAAGGAACGTTATCAGACGAAGCGTATCATAGACTAATACAGACGTGGAGGGAGAAACACGAAGGGCGTAACGCACAAAAAACCGCACTACTTGAAGGTGGTGTAAAATACAACCCAATTTCATTAAGTCCAGTAGATGCGGACATTCTCAAAACTAGAACTTTTGGGATTGAAGAAATAGCTAGACCGTTTAGAGTTCCTTTGCACATGATACAGCAACTAGCAAGGTCTACGAATAATAATATAGAACATCAAGGTTTAGAGTATGTGAAGTATTGTTTACGTCCTTGGGCAAAGCGATTCGAGGTTGAGGATAACATGAAACTTGTTTTACCAAAAGACCAAAGTAAGCAGTATTTCGAGTTCAATATGGAAAGCCTATTAAGAGGTGATACGGCGGCACGTTCTGAATACCTTAGTAAAATGTTCAACATTGGTGTTTATTCACAGGATGACATACGAGCAATTTTAAAAGAATCTAAGATAGGTACGGAATCAAGTCAAGCATATTACACACCAGTTAATTTGATGAATCGAGAAAAGGAAACTTTAAAAAGTGAAGATAAAAACACAGACGCAGCATAAAATAAACAGCCATGAACATAGAAAAAAGAACAATAACGAGTAAAAATATAGAGGTAAGAGAAGCAGAGGATGGCGGTTATGTAATAGAGGGCATTGCGGCAATGGTAGATAAGGATAATGATATGGGTTGGTACATTGAAAGAATCGAACGGGGTGCGTTTGACGGGAGGCTTAACGACGATGTACGATTCCTTATTAACCATGATCCAAACCTAATCTTAGCACGTACGAAAAGCGGAACGGGCGAGTTGTTTACTGATGATAATGGTAATTTATGCTATCGGTACACAACACCTAATAGAACTTACGCCAAAGACTTAGCGGATGCTATTAGAAGCGGAGACATAGATCAATCTAGTTATGCTTTTACTATCGAAGACCAAGAATGGGAAAATAGAGCGGACGGTAAAGAAGTAAGGACTATTAAAAAGTACGCTCAATTATACGACGTAAGCCCCGTAACATATCCTGCTGATCCAGATACAAGTGTAGCCAAAAGAAGTTACGAAGCGGCACGAAAAGAAGAACAAAATGACGGTGTAGTAGATACCTGTGAACACTCGAAACAATATAGAGACAGAAGACTGTCTTTAATTTCTAAATTTTAAACGACAATACGCATGAAAAACAAATTAGAGTTGTATGCGGAGAAAAAAGACGTCTTCGCTCAAATGTCCGATTTAAACAAGAGGGCAGCAAATGAAAACAGAGATTTGAACGCTGATGAAAAGGTTCAATTTGACAAGCTAGACGCTAGAATGGATGAAGTAATTGCATCTATTGAGCGACAAACTAAATTTGAAGCACGAGCGAAAGCGGAAGCGGCAAACGAATTTGAAGCAAAGCAAAATCAAATTTCTCCAGCTAAAAAAGAGAATAGAACGGAAGTTTATTCTAAAATGCTAAGATTCGGAGAAAAATCTCTAACAAGAGAAGAACTCAAAGTATTAGAAACTAGGGGAACTGATACGCAGATTACGACTACCGACGCTCTAGGGGGTTATACAGTTCCTGAAGGTTTCGGAAATGAAATAATCAAATCTTTGTCACATTATAGCGGTGTTTTAGAAGCAGCTAGAATCATTAGAACTAACTCTGGTAATCCTTTACCTTATCCAACAAGCGATCAAACGGCGGTTAAAGGTAAGAGAATTGGCGAAGGTGTAGCACAAGCGGTTTTAGATGTTACTTTTGGCACTAAAGTTCTAAACTCGTATATCTATACATCTGATATTATCAAATGGTCTTACGCTTTGGCGCAAGATTCTGCTTTTGACGTAGCATCAGAGACCAATATGATAGCAGCAGAGCGTTTAGGGCGAATCTTAAATGAAGAGCTGACAACGGGCGACGGATCAAGTAAGCCAAACGGTGTAGTAACTGCGGCAAGTGCTGGACATACAGCAGCGGCAACAAACGCAATTACATCGGCTGAAATCTTGGACTTAATTTATTCAGTAGATAGAAATTACCGTGTAAATGGTTCACTAATGTTGAATGACGCTACCGTAAAGGCTATCAGACAGCTTGAAATAGGATCTGCTGATAGTAGACCTCTTTGGCAACCATCTTTAAGAGATGGAGAGCCTGACACTATTCACGGCTACAGATATTATGTTAATAACGACATGGACAACTTAGCGAGTGGTGTATCTTCTGATGTAGTTCTTTTCGGTGACTTCTCAAAGTATATCGTTAGAATGTCTCAAGACTTTACTTTAAAGCCATTATTTGAGCGTTTTGCTGATGAAATGGTGGTCGCTTATTTTATGTACACAAGATGCGACGGTGAACTAATGGATTCAAGTGCGATCAAGAAATTGACATTAGCAGCATCATAGATTTTAGTTTATAAATACAACACGTCGGCTAATATGGTCGGCGTGTTTTTTAAAAATTGAAAATGAAAATACGATTTACAAAAAGTTTAATTTCTAATCCTAGTTACAAGAAAGGGCAAGAGGTTGAACTAAATGATAAAGAAGCAAAGCAATTTGTAAAAGTTGGCTATGCTATCGAGGTAAAAGCACCAAAAACAAACAGAAAAAAGAGTTTAAGGAATGTCGAAAGTCGTTAGTATAAGTGGTACAGCTCCTTTGAGTTTAGCAACGGTTAAAGAGCATTTACGTATATCTGGTAGTGATGAAGATACGTTGATACAGATATACATAGATGCGGCTTTAGCAATAGCTGAACAACATCTATGGAGAAAGCTACCTTTGCAAACGATAGAAGAAGTCTTTACGTGCTTTCATAATCGGTTTGATTTAAGCTATCCTATTAATTCAATAACAAGTATCAAGTATTTCGACGAAAGTGAAGTAGAGCAGACGTTAACAGTAGCTGACTATTACGAAATATACGACAACGCAAAACAAAAGAACTCAATATACAAAGTAGGAACTTTAGAAACGCCTTCTGTTTGGTTAGATAAGGCTTTTCCAGTAGAAGTGACTTATACAACGGGATTTGAAGATGATACAGTTCCGAAGCCTATTATAAATGCTATGCTTTTATTAATTGGGGATATGTATGAGAATCGAGAAGATACGGAATATAAGAGTTCGATAAGAAAGGCAAGTGCTTTAGCTATGAACCCGTGGAGGTTAAAAAAGTACTAGGATGAAGCGGAAACGGCTAAATAAGATTGTAGACATTGGAGAACTTGACCGAAAAATACAGATAAAAAGTATTTCGACGGCTCAAGATAGCTACGGTGCAATGGTTGAGACGGTTACGAGTTCAGACGCATGGGCTAAAGTGAATTGGCTAAGAGACAAAGAGGATGAAAGCGGTGGAGATTTACGAGGTAATTACAGAATAGAAGTGATAATAAGGTATCAAAGTGGAATTACTACGCTGAATAAAATAGTCCACGACGGACGAACTTTTGACATAGAAAATTATAGAGAATTAGGACGTAAAAGATTCATCGTATTAAATTGCCTTAGCTATGGATAGACGAACGAAAAGCGACATACGGACCTTTATAAAGGCTATCCAAAAGAGTGTTACGGAGGATGACTATGTAGAGATATTAGAAAAGGCAACTCAACCCACAGTAGAGTCTATTAAAGTACGTGTACCAATTGCAAATAAACCGATCAAAAGATACATAAGTAAGACGAGTAGTAGACTAAGCAAGAAAGGGAAAAAGCAAGATAAGCCAGTAGCAATATACTACCCTGGAAACTTACGAAGGTCTATAAAGGTGTTGCAGAAACTAAACAAGAGCAAGAAGAATAGTTGGCGATTTAGAAAAGTTTGGTTTGGTGTTCATCTACATAAGGGAAAGAGTGACGGACATTTTAGAGGTGATAGAACAGACGCATACTACGCACATATGATCGAATATGGGACGGAAAATATAACACCCGTAGGGTATTTTAGAAAGGGAGTTAATAGTGGAGCGCATAAAAGTCTATCAGCAATGCAAAGGCTAGTGAGTGCGAAGCTTAATAGAAAGTATAGAAAATACGGACTAAAGTAATGGAACAAGAACTTTATACATTATTAGCTGGTTTATTGTCGCCTTATAAGGTCTATCCGTCTATTGTGCCTTTAAACGCTGCCTATCCTTGTGCTAGGTACGTTTTGATTTATAACGACTTCGAGCAAACAAAAGATACGGCTTTAAGTGGTTTGGCGAGGTATCAATTAGACATTTATAGTCGTGACACGATAAGCGGTGAGAGTGCGTTTAATGTGGCTTTAGGATTAGGAGAAGATGTTAAGATTGGTTTAAATGGTCATACGGGTATAGAAATAAGAGAGATTAGAATAAACAACGTAGAGGACGACTATCAAGAGGAAACAGAAGCGCATATAAAAAGAATTGAATTTAATGTATATCACACATAAAAAAAAATCATGGAGGTAGAATTTTTAAAAGATCATGGACACAATAAAAAAGGGAAAGTTACTTTAGTTACGAATGACTTTGCAAAAGAACTCATTAAAAAGAAAATAGCTAAAGCGACGGGAGAAAATAAGTTTTTAGAGAAAGAGGCAAAAGCAATTGAAAAGCATTTAGACGCCGAATAAATAATAATTAACGCACTATAAAAACAAAAAATTATGCCACAGAATACAACTGCGCTAAGATTTTACCAAGCTGGAACGGTCATAGCATCTGCGATAGACGCAGAAATCACATTTAACAAAGAAGCCGTAGATATTACGACTAAAGATTC